TGGTTCACAGTCACGAAAGTCTGACCTGTTGGCACGACAATCGGGTCGCCCAGTGTCGTCAGGAACGAGCCAGAACCGTCCTTAAAGGCATAAGCGAGCTTGGTGTTCGGGTCGCACAGGAACAACGCGGCAGCCGTGTGTCCAGCGCCAGCCACAGCGTTCGCATAGACCTTGTAGCCCAGCGCGCCGGGAACATAGGGCCAGCTCACGTCAAGGTAGTCAGCCGTGGCAGCACCGACACTGATGTCAGCGAAAGCGGTGCTCAGTGCAGTCTCACCCGTGTTGCTGTTTGAAGTGGCGTTGGTGAGTGTGCCCTGTCCAGTGATTGCCGTCACAGCCACCGACCAGGTTGCGTTCGAGAAAGTGCCCGCCGTGTGCAACGTTGAGGCATTGCCAGTGACGGTGGGAACACCCAGCGCCGCACGGTTGCCGAATAGCACCTGATACTCTTCGAGCCGCATCAACGCACTGAGGGCCATCATCGTGTCAAGGTTCATGGCGTTATCCCAGCCCTGAGCCTGAACGATGGCTTCAAACTGGACACCGCCGTTAATTGACTGCGAGATATAGTCAGCCAGAATGGTCGTGGCTGATTCAGTGGTGGTCGGGCCGTTTGCGCCGTTAGCAGTACCAAAGCTGCCCGCCGCACCGAAGTTGAACGAGCCATAGCCTAACTGCATACGCCATTGCGCCTGGGCAGCACCCATCTGCGGGGTGTCTGTGGGCATACGCTTGCGCAGTCCGGCAAAGAAGGGTTGCAGCCATTTGGCCTGTGGCTCCAGATTGATACCCAGAAAGCCCGCGCTGGTGGTAAGTGCCTTGCGCAGCTCAGTCGGGTTGTTGGAGAGCTGGTTTGTCGGCAGTCCCGACAGTTGGGCCAGCAATTGCATTTCGTTGTTCATTGCTTAGTTCCTTTTCACAACTGTGAAAGACTACTGCTGAGCATATGCCGGGTAAGCGGGCATAGTCTCAGGCAAGCTCGGTGTAAACGTATTCTGAGTGAGATAGCCCTTGCGCAGGGCCATGTTGGTGAAATCCGATTGTCCCTCACGCAGCGCCTGACCACGGGCCAGTTCGCGCAGTGCGGTGATGTCGGGCCGTTCTGGATTGAGCACACGAGCCGCTGCCACAACGTCACCCGTCTCGAGCAACTTGCGCAGGGCCGGGTGCATTTCCGGCTCGGCAGGTGCGGCTGGCACTGGCATCACGTTGGCGAGGGGCTGCAACATTTTCTGGATAGGTGCGCCGGGATTGACGATGCTCGACACAATCTGAGTCAACTGGCTCAGTTGCTTGGTCAGGTTGTCGATTTGCTCATCACGCTTGTCCATTGTGGCTGGCGTGCTGGTGTCCGTTGTGGTGGTCGTGGCTGGCGTACTTGCGGTTGTCGCACCAGCTTTGTCCATCGTGGGGCCAGTCGTTGCAGTGCTGGGCACAGACTGAGTGGGCGCGCTCTGAGGCGTGCTCAGCGGCGTGCCGCTGGCTTCGCTCATCGGTGTGCTGCCCGAAGTGCCCGACAGACCGCCGCCTGTTGGGACGGATGGAGTGCTGGGCGTGAGTGCAGTTGCCAGCGTAACGCTGGGTGTGCCGCTCATGGCAGCCTTGCCGACAGTTGTGTCGGTGTAGCCCTGCTGTGAGCCAGTTGGCGGGGTAGGATTGCTCGTTCCGGTGTCAACACTGCTGGTGGTCGTGGCGCTCGAAACATTGCCCATAAGTTGCATTAGCAAATCGCGGGCTGCGTTGGGGTCTTTGCCGATCTGGTCTACGGCAACATTAATCCCTTGCATGAGTTGAGATACCAGGCCGCCCAGGTCCACACCCTTCTCAAGTGTTGGTAACATTTTAGGAGCCTCAACTTTCATTATCTGTCGTTTCGTCGCGTCGTAGTAGTAGTCTCCACCCCGGATCAATCGCGCTTGCTTGGCAAGGCGATGGCCCAGGATGCTACGCTCGCGCAGTTCGTACCCGTGCAAATCCTGACCGCTGTTATACTTGGCAATCGCGGTATCGAGCCGCTCCAAGTTGTCCATAGGCCAACGCAAGTTGGCAGGATCGCCCCAGTCGGCAGAGTTCTTCGAGTAACCGGGTCCGGTGTCAAGGGGTGCGCCTTCGCGTCGGTGAATACCGACACGCGCTCCGTAAGCCTTGAGCATTTCAATGGCCCGTTGTTCACTGTCGTGCTGCGCTTTGATCAGAGCCAGCAGATTATCCACAGCCGACTTCTCGACTGGTTCAGTGCGTGGTGAAGAGATGGGGAGCACCGCTCGTTGTTCTATCAGAGCAGGGTTGGGAGCGCCGGATGCCGGGGCTGCGATCTCTTTGACAATCTCGCCCGATGGGACTGTTTCGACTGCGCCCGCGCCCTCTGGTACGTCTACCCCATCAATGATGGCGTTTGCGCCCTCGGCGGCAATCGCTGGATTCTCATCGGCTGCCGTCAGGCCGTAACCTACTTTTTCCATAATCTCGCTCCCGTCTGCCTTGATTAGTTTGAATTGCGCCGACGGCAAACATGGCGCATCAACATACGAAATTTCCTGTGGCTCGGCTGTATAAAAAATCTGCTGGCTCATTGGGTCGCGCCAGCGCTTAGCAGTGCCGCCGATGCTAAATCCGGTAAGCGTTCCGGTTCTGATTTTTTCCCACGTTGGATCGTCAGTGCAAACCGTTCCAATGTCGATAGCCTTGTCCATATCGTTGTAGTCGATAGCGATAGCCTTGCCCGCTGCAATTGGTTGGTGCATCTGTCTAATGTTGCCAAGACTTACACCTTCCGGCCCTAGAATTGCCGTTCGATCCATTGCGTCCTGGGACCATTTTTGAAAGTTCGGTTTGCTCGTGTCGTAGTGCATCGTTTCCCGCGCCAAGTCTTTTTGTTGTGCGGTGGCACGACCCCAAACCTCATGAGTATTCAAATCGACCTTTGTCAACTGGCAGAATAGTTCGAACCTATCATTCATGATATAATCTCCATGTGGGCTAGCGTCGCCTCATGAACGGCGCGAACGGCTAAACCTTTGCAAGCCTGCCCACAACTTCGATAGCAAGGGGTAGCAAAGGTAATCTCCAAGTGACTTCTAAAATCTGTACCAAGTGCAATATTGAAAAACCGCTCACTGAGTTCTCGAGCGACACTTCTCATCAAGACGGCTACCGTAGTCAATGTAAATGCTGCGTCGCTAATCGAGTTGCTGCGTGGCGCGAAGAGCACCCAGAGCTTGTCAAGGCGAGAAGCAAAGCGAGCCGTGCAAAATTTCACGACGAGCGTATCGAGCGTGACAGGAAATACTATACTGAGCACGGCGACAAACAGAAGGCACAAAAGCGCGAGTATTACCAAGAGCATCGCGCCGAAATTCTCAAACGTAATAACGATTGGGCTAAATCCAATCCAGAAGCTAAGAAAGCCGTTAATCATCGCCGCCGCGCCCGCGAAATGGGCAACGAGGGTTCGTACACCGCCGATGACATAGAACGTCAACGCAAAGCTCAGCGCGGCAAGTGCTATTACTGTGGCAAAAAAGGCAAATTGACCATCGATCACATCATTCCGTTGGTGCGTGGTGGCACGAACTGGCCTTACAATATCGTACTGGCCTGTCCTCGTTGCAACAGCGGCAAGGGTGGCAAATTGCCCCACGAGTGGCCTGATGGCGGTAGGCTTCTGTGATTTATCAGCCATTGAAGTCCCTCACTCCGGCTTTAAAGCCGCGCTGCATTAAGTCTTGCAATTCTGCCCACTTACCGGGCCAGCCTTCCCACTTGCGCGTACCGTCGAGAATAAACGGCAGGTAGTACGTGCTGCCGAATGTAATTGACTTGCCAAACTCTTCGACGTTCCATCCTGCCTTGTCAGCAGTCTGATACTGACGACGATCCCCCGATGGGGGCAGCGGCGGATACATAGCACGCTGTAAGCCCTGTCGAAAGTTAAAGCCCGCCGCATCCAGTCCAGCTTGCCAGCGTATTGCTGGTTGCTGCATCCACTGTTTGCGTGAGACTGCAATCGTAAAGTCAAACACTACTGACCCAGCTTTCTGCGGCGCGGCACTCGTGAGGGCGGGACTGCAAACAGGTCAGCCGGGTTGGTGGGTTCATCCAGTGCGCCGATACCCACGCCACCAACGCCACCGCTCGGTAATGATGGTATAGATGGGACACTGATGGGCTGCACCAGACTGGGCAGCGCCGGGGCGGGCGTGAGGTTGCGAGAATCGAAAGCGCCCGCGTACACATTCGCCGGGGCTTCGGTAGGCTCATCAGGAGCTGCGCTCGCATACTCATCTGCACCGAATATCAACATTCCACCATCCTCAGTTGCTGGCACTGTGCCGCAACGACATCGAACGTGAGAGTTGTCCGGCGGCATCGGGTCGCCCACTTTGTAGGGGTTGCCCTGCGCCAGCGCGACACAGATACTACAGGGCCAGTCGCCGTCCTCATCTGCCAGGTCCCAGTTCCAGTACTGCACTCCGAACTGGTGCATGATGTTGAGACTGACTTGAGAGGTAATGTACGTGCTCTCGGTGCGTGCAATACTCTCGGCTCTCGACATCCCAAACTGTGGGCTAAGCTGGTCTATCAACTCTGGCAGACTGGCATCGGTGTTGTACCAGTCGTGGATGGCGCTCAGTACGTCTGTTTCGGTATCGCGCCCGATACTGGTGATCTTCCGGCCTGTTCTCAGTTGATAGGCTTCAAACAGTGAGGCGGGGTCTACAGGGGCAGGTCGCTTATTGCGCGTGAGCCAGAACTTGCTTTCTGTGTCGTATAGCTCAGTGACAACGGGCGTAAAAATGCTCTGTAGATCAACGCCAAAACTATTGATCCAGCTATCCCAGCTAGCATCAGTATTTTCCTTAAACAACTCGGTATCAAGGGCAAAATCATGTGCCTTTGCAATTCGCTTGCGCAGATTGGCACGCCGCAGATCGCGCTTGAGCCATGCATAGCGACGTTGTAAAATGTTGTAAATAGCTGCCGCTGCGACGGGTTCAGTTCGATCCCGCACTGACAGGAGTAGCTTGCGGCGCTGGGTCGCTCGCATGACTATCGCTGGCATTAGTCTCTACCTTGAGGCTGGCATCCATCTGATCGGCTAGCTTGCGCAGACTGTTGGCATAGCCGCGCACCAGCATCCAGATCATGATGGCATCGAATGTTGCTTTTAAGTCAATCCGGTTAATGTCAAACTGCTGGCGACGACCCAGCAGTGCTGGCGCGTTACCTGCCACCGTCTCAGCCAGCATCGTCAAACTGGCGTACTCATCATGAGTGCATTCAATCAGCACGTTGCCGTTGTCGCCGTAACCATAGCGTCTCATAATCCTGCCTTTTGTGATAAAATTACATAGTTGTGAGTTTTAATGAGGTGCGTATGATATACATCCCTTATCCGTTCAAGCATTGCTCCAAGTGCGACAGCGACAAAATCCCTGCGATGTTCTCGCGCCGCAAAAACGGCAAACTGGTTGACTGGTGCAAATCTTGTAACAGTAAAGCGGCTCAAGCGTGGAACCAAAGCAACCGAGAGCGATACAACAAGATCGCCCAAAGTTTTAGAGACAATCACGCTGGCGAGATACGCCAAGCTGATCATGAGCGATACTTGAAAAACAAAGACAGACATCGAGAAGACGGTCAGCGGTGGCGCGACAACAACCGACAGAAGGTGCGCGACAGCAACAGTCGTCGCCGGAAGGAACACCCAGAGTACGCAGCCGTCAGTGATCATCGTCGCCGCTCCAGAGAACAGAAAGCCGAAGGGTCGTTTGTAGCAGATGACATCAAACGCATCACAAAAGCTCAGCACGGCAAATGTTATTACTGCGGCAAAAAGCGCAAGCTGACCGTTGATCACATTGTCCCACTGTCGAGAGGTGGTACTAACTGGCCTGACAACATCGTTATGGCTTGCGGCTCGTGCAATTATCGAAAGCATAACAAGCTCCCGCACGAATGGCCCAGCGGCGGACGATTGCTATGATGCAACATTCGTCGCCTCGCAAGGTGGAACTATCCGCATTTCAATAACTCGCTGAGCACGAATGCGAGCGTTCTGGGTTGCCTGTAATCCAACGAGACGCTGAATATCAGACCACACACTTGCGTCACCGAGTAGCATCTGCACAGCCATTGCCGTGTCATCCGAGAGGGGCATCCCGGTCCATGCTTCGCAAAAGATACTGTCTGGCTTATGGAGCGGATCAACCGGAAATGACAATCCGTTATCGATCAACACGGGTCGGGTTGGGTCATCAGGATGCGAAAGCATATTGTGATGATAACCCCGATCAATCTGACCGCTAATGTAATCAAACACTGCGGCGCGCTCTAACCACGCCGGGGCATATTGACTCATATCCAGCGCCGCGCCAGCTCCAAACGTGTAGTAGACAGCAGCCCCAGCCTCATTGTCAGCCCATGTGACATAGGCCACCGGGACCATCATAAAGCCCAGCGCCCTGTCAAGCAGATACGCCGCTTCCTCGCGTGGATACTGTGGCCCACCTATCCAGTCCTGCAATGCCTCTACCTCGTCGCCTTCCGGCTTCCATAGCGCTGCTTTGGGGGGCAGACCGCCGCCCGGGGTCATCGCTACAATCTCGACACCGTTGGCGTGGTTCAGATTGGGGAAGGGTAATGTAATCTCACGCGAGATAGGTGCGCCAAAGTAGTCATCGTCGTCGGGGCACACTCCACAATGCTTGTCAAGTTTCACACTTGTGAAAATAACCTTATCCGCCGGGCGGGTGCTCGGCGTGCTCACTGTACTCTCAACAGTCTCGACGGGCAGCTCGGCTGTTTGACCTTCGGCGTAATCGTTGAGCATGTCCACAATTGTCTCATTGTGCTCATGCAGTGAATTAACCGGAGCGACTTTGGCGACGAGCTTTTTACCTGACGGAATTGAGATTGTCTTGCCGTCAAGCGTGCCGCTCTCCATTGCGTGACGGATAGCACTCTGTATCGTGTTAAAGTCTTGCCCACTGTGCTGCCCGCCGTCTTGCTCCATTGCCGTCTCGGGGCCAGCCGGGGGATTGTTACCGCCCTGTCCAGCACCGTTAAAAGCTGGAACAGCCAGCCCGTTCTGCACATCCATGCGCTCGATAACATACACGTTATTGCCCATAGCAATCAGGTGCATATTGGCGATGTTGTTCGGGTCGTTCGGATCACCGATGGGCTTCATTTTGAGCTGAGCTTGCGCATCGTTCATGGTCAGAACGCCGTGCGCCATGCCCTCGTACACGTCCTGCTTAAGCTGACCCGGGTCAATCTCTTCGATGGGATAAGCCAGATCGAATGTGACATCCGTTACACCGCAGCGCGTCAGCACATTATTGAACGGTGCTGCAATGAAAGCGCGAGCCGGATTAATCATGTTGCGCTGTAAGTCATCGAGCGAACCTTCTTTGAAGCCCTTGCCGCCCAGTCCCTGACCGGGCACGTCGCCGTACTCTGAGGGCGGGATACCTGCTGCGTGTAGCACATTCTGGACGGCTGTCTTGTACAGCGGCAGCGGGAAGTCAGGCTTCTTGGTAGGGATGTACTTTGTGCCGTCAGGAAACATCCTCAAGCGCATTCGCTCAGTAGCGGCGTTTGATGACATTCTGGCGTTGTAAGCGATTTCAGCGGCAAGGATGCTGGCTGGCGAGTTGTACTGCTTTTCAGGCAGCGTCATAAAGCCCTCGGGCATGTTGCCTGTCTTGTAGTGCCCCAGCTCGAAAGCGGTAATAGACACAATGAGCTGTATCCAGCTCCACGCGTTCTCGATAAAGCTCTCGCCGTAAGGCGCATTCACCCGTGGGCTGGTTGGCGTGTACCAGATTTGATCCTGATCCCACCAGGCGAACGGGGTCCCTTTGATGATCTGGGTGAAAGCTGGAATTTTCGTCGGGACGGGCTTGTTTTGCTGTACCCGCAACTGAAACTGCTGTAACCACTGTTCTATCGTGCCAGCCGCCTGGTTTGCGCCGTTTTGCGTGACTGCCGGGTTGTGAGGCTTCGCATAGTAATTGTTGTAATATGCCTCAACGGATTCAGGGGCCGGGATGTGCCCGTACTCGTCAATGATGACAAACAGGGTTGAGCCGTCCACATAATCCATCAGGTTAATTTGCCCGTTGCTGTCAGTGCCGAAGAACAGGGCCGGAGCATCGTAAATCTTGCTGGACTTCAAAAAGCGGGTGAGCCACACTGAAAATGGGTCTTTGCGGTTGGGACTAACAGTCATCCAGCTAAACTCGTGGTTTTTCACTTCGTTGCCAGAGCTGTCTATCAGCCTGGGGCGAAAGCTCGTCATCGTGCGCCAGAACGTGCTGACAGGATTGGCGATCTCCGTCACGTTCATGTACGCCTCATACAGTGCTGCGAAGCTCATCAGACCCCAGCCTGTGCGCGGATTGAGGCTCGAGTTCACGCTGATGGGATAATCAATACTGCGTGGCAGTTCCTGATCTCGTGGTGCATTCACCGGGCGAATGGGCCAGCCCGAGCCATAGGTCGCCTGAGTCCAGTTACGCGGCACGCCAAAATCCTGCCCGCCGCCGGATGCGAGTTTGTTGAGCATAGCAGAATTGGACATCCGGGCGACAGGCATAGTTTACTGTAGTCCTTGCTCGATGAGCGCACGGGGCAGCGGAGAGCCGCGTCCGGCAATGACGATTTGCAGAAAGTAGCCGCGCTTTTGCAGATGGCTCTCGAGCGCGGCGTAAGTCTCCTCAGTTGTCTCAGGGTCGGCGGTGTACAGCAGTACAACCTTCGTCGCGTGGTTGTACTGCACTGTCACCAGCCCCTCCCCGGCGATGAGGGGCGTATCGTAGCCCTCACCGCGCAGTCGAGAGAACAGTTTGTTAAACATCAGTTAGGGCAGAATATAACCGAACACGTCAATCGAAGCAGTGGCAGCACCACCCTGCAAGATGGTCGTAATCACTGAGAACACGCCACTGGCGACACCCAGCTTGGCCCCGATCTTGGGGATCAGGATGGTGAACAGCGTGTTGCCCGTAAGTTCGGTGTGGGTTGCCGTTGCAATCACGTCGTTGTCAGTGCCCGCATTCCAGCCGAAGGCGAGACTGGCAGTAGTCAGACTGGTGCTGGCTTTGCGCACAACAACCCGGGTGATCACAACTCCGGTGATTCCCGCCGGAGCGGTGAACAGGTTCGTTTCAGGGGCCTGGTTGAGATTGACGAGATTGGTTGTGCTGAGCAGGTACTCCTGATTGCTCATCGCAGCTTCGGCTACGGCGGTGGCGACCTGCCGGGCAGAGCCGATGTCCGTTGCTGTCACGATAGCGCCGCTCGAATTAACACTGGCCCCGATGGTCGATTCGGGTCCACTGTTAACATCGTTCAGCGGGATATACTTCTGGTTAGTCGGTAGATAAATCTTGTTCGCAAGTGGCATGATAGTTTAACCTTTCGCTATTCCTGATAGATGGGATTGACCGTGCTGTCCGCCGCTCGTGTCCTGTATCTGCACTTTGTAGTAACGGTACGGGGCCGGGGCTGCGGTGTAAGTGCCTACGCCAGCGGCAGCGACTGTGGCGCTGTTCTGAACTGTCACCGCTGCGCTAAAGTCTGAATTGTTGTCTGCGAGCACTTTCCAGTTAATGCTCTGCGCGCCATTGTTCAGAATAGTATAAGAAACATTGGCGGCGTACAGCGCATCGAGCGTGCTACCTGTCACATCAACGAAGCTGGCAGTGCTGGCCTGATCGACGGGTGTCACTGTCTGAGCATAGCGCCCGACGAGCAGACCGTATGAGCCAGAACCGTCGTTCAGCGGTGCAGCCGCAATCGGTGTAAGGCCGCCCTTACTGCCTGGAAAATTAACTGTCTGATTTGCCATAAATAACGCTCCTCAAAGTGTTCATAGTGTGAAGAGATACCAGCAGGTTCACAAGGGCAAAATCTTGTCTATTTCACTCCTGTGAAAAACTTGTCGAGCTTATCAGGGTCGATGCCAGAGAGCCTGAGCAACTCCAAGATGGGCTCGCTCAATTGCTCGGTGCGTACTCTGTTGTCTGCGATGTCCTGAATAGCATCGAGTGACCAACCCTGATGAGTCTGGGCGTAGTAGCTCAAGCCTAGCGCGTCGGCGTAGTCAGTGCTGCGGCCTATGCGTGCTCGAATGTCGTCTTTAGATTCAACCTGTATTGAACCATTAGACGTGTACCACCACGTCGGGGCAGTCAGATCACCGATGAGCCTGTCATCAGGCGGCAACATCAGGTTAATTTCAAGGGCCGGGTCGAGCGCCTCTCGGATAGCCCACCACACAGCCGCTCTGAGATTGAAGAACCCGACTTTGCCGGAGACATCTTTTGCGTCTGACTTGCTCGAGACATTCACAGAGATAGCGTTGTAGCCCTGCTCGCTCAGTCGTGAGTACACGCCAGCCCCTACGCCGATAGTGTCAATTGCGATAGGCACTTTGCTGTCAACACGAGCAATCAGTGTATTGGCAGTCTGCATGAGGTCCTGTTTGGCGAAGCTCTCGAGGCTGACACACACCCGCCCGATTAGATGAGCAAATGCGGTGCGGTCCTCACCCATATACGCTACGTCTACACCCCAGCTATCTTGACCGTCAAGCTGAACACCGGACGCTTCCCATTCTCGATAGCGCTCGTTTGCTTTTTCAATCCAGCCCAGCGGGATGACCGCATTCTCATCGCTGTCCGCAAACTCACCCAACACACGGTTCTGAAAAACGGCTGAGTTAGCACCCCACTGCTCGCGGCGTTTGTCTACCCAGTCCTGATTAAAACGCCCGTTCGCAAGACATTCCTCTAAGGTAATGTGACGCGTCCACCAATCTGATAGCCCGGGCTTGTGGGCGTGAATCTCGTAGAACCTGCCGGACGGTTCTCCCGGTGTTGAGATAGCAAGCGCGTAGCCCGTGCCCGTTGAGAACGCGCCCTCGATTGCATCCCACATATCGACAGGGATTGACTTCGCCTCATCGAAGACGACCAGCATGATGGGAGCGTGTGCTCCCTCCATACTGCTGGGTTGATCCGAGGCCGCAGCAAAAGCGTATTGCTCGTAGTTATCATGCTTGAGCTGAATAGAGCGTTGCAACAGTTCGTGCCCATCTTTGATGTCAAGCCCCAGCACTGACCAGTCAGCCGATCTCGCCCACTTGCGTATCTCGGGCCATGTGAACTGCGTGAGCTGCCGCCACGCACTGGCGGTGGTCAACACCTTCACTTCACTCTCAAAACAGCTTATTGCCCATAGCACTAAGCACGCGCTCATGGCAGTCTTGCCAGCCCCGTGGGGTGCACGCACCGCGACCCGTTTATGGTTGACAAGCGCGAGCATGATCTCGCGTTGATAATCGGTTAGCTCAATGTGCAGCACATCACGGGCGAACTTATCGGGGCTTTTCTGATAGACTAATTTGCGTTCATGATAGACACTCGTGTTGGACTTGAGGCGGTGCGCCAGTGCCCGTGCGACTCTACTCTCGGTTGTCATCAATAGCACTCAGTAACTGTTTAATGTCGAGAGTACCCTGAGTGGGTAGGGGATGCTCGCTGATGTCGCGCTTTCCTCTCCATACTGCTCGCATATAAGCACGCAA